CACGAGGAATTTATGAAATCCAAAAAGGATAGACCTATGGAAGTCTTAATAGAAATATATAAACCAAAAGGCAGAGGAGATATACAGACATCTTTTAAAGCAGCTTGGCGTGGTCTTGAACGAGTAGACCAGATAGAAAGTTTAGTATCAATAGAAAAGGAAATATCTGCACATAGAAGAGAATTATGCAAAGAACTTATGGACCTTAGCAAAGGAAAGTGGTAGAATGCAAACAAGAACATCTGCTGACATGGGACCATGCGAGAGGTGTGGTTCCAAAGATAACAAAGCAACATATCCTGATGGACATACATGGTGCTTTGGGTGTAAAACTTATGGAGCAAGTGAGGAAGACATGCAAACTGAACAGAAGATAGTTCCTATGAATAATCAGAACAAGAAAGACTTCAAGTATTCAGACATCTCTGATCGAAAGATTAGTCTTGATACCTGTAAAAAGTATAGCGTACCTGTTACCAAGGAAGGTAACATGGTGACACAACATATGTATAAGTATTACAATGATGCTGGTGAACACATGGCATCTAAGTTCAGGCGTACTAATGATAAAACTTTCTGGTCTGAGGGTGACCTAAAGAACTGTGGCTTGTTTGGTCAAAACCTTTTCAATCAGGGTGGTAAGTTTATCACTGTGTGCGAGGGCGAGCTTGATGCTATGAGTGCATACGAACTGATGGGATCTAAGTGGCCTTCAGTATCTCTGAAAAATGGGGCAGCGTCTGCACTGAACAACTGTAAACAGGCTCTTCGTTACTTGAGTAAGTTTGATACTATAGTATTATGTTTTGATAATGATGAGCCGGGAAGGGCAGCAGCGCAGGAAGTAGCTAAGTTGTTTGAACCTAATAAGTGTAAGATCGTTGATCTTGAACTGAAGGATGCAAACGAATACCTCAAGACAGGTCAGCGTCAGAAGTTTACTGAGGCGTGGTGGAACTCTCGTACCTATACTCCAGCAGGTATCATTAACCTTGCTGATCTTGGGCGTAGCCTCTACGAAGAAACACACAACGAGACTTGTCCCTACCCTTGGTCTGGCATGAACGACAAGACGTATGGTATCAGGACCGGAGAGCTTATCACATTTACCAGTGGTGCAGGAATGGGTAAGTCCAGTGTGATGCGTGAGCTTATGTATCATATCATGCACAATACCAAAGACAACATTGGTGTGCTTGCTATGGAAGAGAACACGAAGCAGACTGCGTTTAATCTTATGAGTGTTGAAGCTAATGCTAGACTGTATATCAAGGAGATTCGTGACCAGTACACGCAGGAACAGTTGGATGATTGGCAAGCCAAGACGATTGACTCTGGCAGGTTCTTTGCCTTTGATCACTTTGGCAGCGTCAGCAACGATGAGATACTAGATCGTGTCAGGTATATGGCAAAGGGTTTGGACTGCAAGTGGGTTTTTCTTGATCACCTCTCTATTCTTGTGTCTGGACAGGAGGACAACGGAGACGAGCGTAAGTCTATTGATATCCTGATGACCAAGCTTCGCTCTCTTGTTGAGGAGACAGGCATTGCACTGATGCTGGTTAGTCATCTACGTAGGCCATCAGGTGACAACGGTCATGAGAATGGCAGGGAAGTTACTCTCTCGCATCTTCGTGGCTCTGCATCTATTGCACATCTTTCTGATGCAGTGATTGCACTGGAGCGTAACCAACAGGCAGACGATCCCATCGAAGCTAACACGACATCTATTCGTATTATCAAGAACAGGTATACGGGAGACACTGGTATAGCCTGTCATCTTTACTACGATAGTACTACCGGACGCATGACACAGATCGATAACCCATTCATGGAGAATGACAATGACGGTTAAGAAAAAGTTTGATAAAAGTTTATACGATATTGCTGACAAGGCTGCTAAAGAAGCTATGGTTACGTGGCTAAAAGAACACGATCACACCAACATTGATACTAATGAAACAACTTACTTTGATATTGTTTCAATAGTAGATGAAGGACTTCCACGACACCTCTATGAGGTTGAAGTTAAATATTCTTGGAAGACAGATACGTGGCCTAATAATTGGGAAGAACTACGTATCCCCTTTCGTAAGCAGAGACTTCTTGACAAGTGGAAAAAGGAATGCTATAATGACTTACTTACATTCGTAGTCTTTAATCATGACTGTACAATGGCATGGCACGTTGATGGTAATACATTATTTGACTGCGAAGTAAAAGAAGTTTCTAATCGTAATATAAGAAAGGGCGAACAATTCTTTCACATTCCTGTATCACAAGCCTACCTAGTGGATATGACAAATGAAAGCAGTGGTGGACATTGAGACTGATAGTCTTAACGCAAAAGAAATACACTGTATCGTAGCTAAGGAGTACGATACAGGAAAGACTCGGCAGTGGGTGCAGGGTGAGTGTGGTGAGTTCAGGGAGTGGTCAAAGCGTATTGATACTTTTATTATGCATAATGGTATCAGCTTTGACGCTCCCGTTCTCAACAGGCTTACTGGTTCTGATATAAAGCTTGATCAGATACGTGACACGCTGATTGAATCTCAACTGTATAATCCTGTACGTGATGGTGGTCATTCTCTTGAGGCTTGGGGCAAACGTCTACGCTCTGAGAAGATAGAACACAATGACTACAGATACTATACTCCTGAGATGTTGGAGTATTGTAAGCAGGATGTTAATGTAACGCAGAAACTTGCTGTTGCTCTAGAAAAAGAAGGTTCTGATTTCTCTAGCACATCATACGATCTAGAACGAAAAGTTCGTAGCATCGTAGACCTCCAACAGGAGAATGGATTTGCTTTTGATATAAGAAAAGGAATGATGCTTGAAGCTAACCTTCTAGATGAGTTATACAAGCTAGAAGAAAAAGCACATGACATGTTTCCTCCTGATGTAATAGAAAGAGAATCTGAAAAGACAGGTAAAAAGCTTAAAGATAAAGTAGTAGAGTTTAATATAGCAAGCCGTATTCATATTGCTGATCGTCTAGAAAGAATGGGTGTAAAATTTACCAAGCGTACCGAAACAGATAGAGCAGTTATAAACGAATCAGTGTTGGATAAAATTGATCTGCCAGAAGCACAAATGTTCTCTCGTTACTTTCTTTTACAGAAACGTACAGGACTTCTCAAGTCTTGGATACAAGCTTGCTCTGATGAAGACAGGGTACATGGTAGAGTGCTTACTCTAAAGACTATTACTGGCCGTATGGCACACTACAAGCCTAACATGGCACAAGTTCCTGCTGTGTACAGCCCCTATGGTAAAGAGTGCAGGGAACTGTGGACGGTATCTAACACAGAGACGCATCAGCTAGTCGGTACTGATGCCAGTGGTCTTGAACTACGTTGTCTTGCACACTACATGGATGATGACAACTTCACCAATGAAGTTCTGACCGGTGACGTTCACACTGCCAACCAGAAGGCTGCTGGACTACAGACCAGAGATCAGGCAAAGACATTTATCTATGCTTTTCTATACGGTGCTGGCCCCGGCAAGATAGGAACTGTTGTTGGAGGGGCGTGGGCAGAGGGGGAACAACTGATTGAAAAGTTTTTGAAGAACATGCCATACCTTAACAGACTACGAAAGACTGTCACTGAGGCAGCTAAGTCTGGCAGGATCACGGGACTTGATGGCAGGAAGCTACATATCCGACACGAACATGCAGCCCTTAACACTCTGCTTCAGGGTGCCGGTGCAGTGGTATGCAAGCGTTGGCTTGTTGAGATGGACAGAATGATCTGGGAGCATGGCCTTGATGCCAAGCTTGTTGCTTCGGTACATGATGAGTATCAGTTTGAGGTAGCCAAGCCAGACATAGAAAGCTTTACCAAGATAACAAAAGACTCCATAAAAACTACAGAGGAGATATTAAATTTCAAATGTAATCTAGACTCCGATTATAAAGTTGGAAATAATTGGGCAGAAACACACTAAAGCTATTGACTTCCACATATTCCTGTGGTATAATATGTTTGTTGTTTTGTAGTAGACAACCAACGGGGAATGATCCCCATTCATGGCTACAATAGCGTAGCATTTATAAAGGAGAATATAATGAACGATCCTATTTACATCAGCGGCAAGTGTCACTATGCTTCCATTACAGAACCAAATACCAAGTTTGATCCTGTGTGGAGCATTCAGGTCGAAGTAGACGACGACAACCGCTCTGTGATTGAAGGCTCTGGATTGCCTATCGCTAACAAGGGAGATGATCGTGGAGATTTTATTACTATCAAGCGCAAGGTAATGCGTAAGGATGGTACACAACGTCAGCCTCCTATCGTAAAAGATTCACAGAATAATCTGTGGGATGGAAAGCTTGTAGCTAATGGTAGTAAGGTAAATGTAAAAGCTATTCCATTTGAGTGGACTTACGCCAATAAGTCCGGTGTATCTGCTGATCTAGCAGCCGTTCAGGTAGTGGACTTCATTGAGTATGCTAGTAGCGGGGATGATTTTGAACCCGTTGAGGGTGGTTATGTACAACAAAATGAAGCTATTCCCTTTTAATATAGCATAGAAAGGAGGGGGGAGAGAGTTTTTTGGTCCTTACTCTCTCCCTCTTTTTATTATGAAAACAGTAGATACTCTAGTTGAAGATATATATAATCTATTTACTCTTGATCCTATAGACATGGATGAAAGCATAGTAGATAAACACATTGATACCTTTGGTGAAATGTTGAAGGTACACATTAAAGACTTTCTTTATGATGTACCCAGAGATCGTGGTAATCTTAGACTATCAGCTATAGGTAAGCCAGACAGAAAACTTTGGTATGATGTTAATAAAAACTTAAAGCAAGAAGAGCTTCCACCAGCCACACGTATTAAGTTTCTTTATGGCTATATTTTAGAAGAACTTCTACTACTTTGTGCTACTGTGGCAGGACACGAAGTTACAGATCAACAGAAAGAAGTTACGCTTGAGGGTGTGGTTGGACATCAGGACTCTATCATTGATGGTGTTCTTGTTGACTGTAAGTCTGCTAGTGGTATTGGCTTCGATAAGTTTAAGTATAATAAACTAACAGAAGACGATCCCTTCGGCTATGTTGCACAGGTATCTGCTTATGCAGCAGCCAATGATCTGGATCGTGCGGCCTTCCTAGCCATCAACAAATCCACGGGTGAGATATGTCTTTCGCAACTACACAGTATGGATATGATTAATGCTAAAGAAAGAATTAAACACCTTAAAAAGGTGGTTGCTAATAATACCGTACCTGATAAGTGCTATTCCGATATACCTGATGGTAAGTCTGGCAACCGCAAGCTTTCTGTTGGTTGTGTTTATTGTGAGCATAAGAGAGACTGTTGGTCTGATGCTAATGGCGGTCAGGGTCTACGTGCTTTTAAGTATTCGCAGGGCAAAAGGTATCTTACGCAGGTAGGGAAGCAACCAGATGTATTGGAAGTTTCAGTATAGATGCATTGGAAGTATAATAAAGAACCTGACATCATTGCAAACTTTGGCTTTGTCTACAGAATAACAAATAAAAAAACAACCAGATCCTACATAGGATGTAAACAATATTTTATAACACGAAAGAAAAAGAAAATTGAATCTAACTGGAGGGTATATACTGGCTCTAGTAAATATTTAAATGAAGATATTAAAAAGTTAGGAAAGAAAAACTTTAAGTTTCAGATTATAGGAGAGTATAAAAACAAAAGGAGCTTGCGTTACTATGAGTGTTATTTTCAAATGATATATAAAGTTCTAACAGCTAAGTTAGAAGGAACAGACGAGCCAGCATATTATAATAATTATGTTGGAGGTAAATTTTATAGACCAGTACAGGAGTTTCCTGATGACGAATGAAGTTCCTGACTTTGGTACACTGTACGATCTAACAGAGAAGAATCCTGACAGGACTCTTAACCTTGCAATAATACTTCAAGCACTGCTTGATATGAGCAAGCCCAGAGAGAATAACGAAAGTAGTGAGACTTCCTTACAAAGAGATCAGGCATCAGCTTGGGTGTTTGCTTCTATTGGAGTAACGTGTGAGAACTTTAAAAACACCTGTCACTTAGCAGGACTTGAACCAGACATAGTAAGAGACTTTGCTTTAAAGACAGTCACATCGGAGAATGTAAATGACATCAGAAGAAAACTCAATAGTTTCCTATGACGAACCTAACTACCCCCAACAGGAAAGAACTTATGACTTTTATCTTAGACGCATGAAAGAACAGAAAGCATTAGATCAGCAGGTAGGTGGACAACATTACAAGGGATGCAAGATACAGCCAGTAGAATATATTCATGCAAATGGGCTTGACTATCTAGAAGGTAATGTGATAAAATATATTACACGACATCGGACAAAGGGAGAGGGAAGAAAAGACATTGAGAAAGCGATACACTATGCACAACTAATATTGGAAATGGAATATAATAAATAGAAGGGGAACAAAGCTATGCCACAATTTCGTTCTAACGAAAACCCCATGTTTCGCTCTAAGTTTAGCGAAGATATCTTTAAGCACAAGTATGCACACCACGGCTGCGAGACATGGGACGCACTGTCATCTACATTGGTAGACGATGTATGTCAGGAGTATCTAAGTAAGGAAGACAAAGACGAACTGAAACGTATGATCACCGATCTAAAGTTTATTCCCGGTGGTCGTTATCTTTATTATGCAGGTAGGGAGAATAAGTTTTTTAATAACTGTTACCTTCTCAAAGCAGAGGAGGATACCAGAGAAGATTGGGCAGACATCTCATGGAAGTCTGAGTCCTGTCTTATGACAGGCGGAGGCATTGGTATAGACTATTCTGTATACCGTGAGGAAGGTCGTATCCTGAATGGTACAGGTGGTCTATCTTCTGGACCTATACCTAAGATGCAGATGATCAATGAAATTGGTCGCAGGGTTATGCAAGGTGGTAGTCGTAGGTCTGCTATCTATGCCAGCCTTAACTGGAAACATGCTGATGTAGATAAGTTTCTTGCTAGTAAGAACTGGTACGATATGCCAGTAGGACAGACAGGCTTTTCTATTGGACAGGTAAAGGAGCAGGACTTTAACTTTGTTGCTCCACTTGATATGACAAACGTCAGTGTGAACTACGATACAGAATGGTTACTTAATTATTGGAAGACAGGAGATGTGGGGAGTACTTTTAAGCAGAATGTTACACAAGCCTTATCAACCGCCGAACCGGGGTTCTCGTTTAACTTCTTTGACAAAGAGAAGGAGACGCTACGTAATGCTTGCACGGAGGTTACATCTGAAGATGATTCTGATGTTTGTAATCTTGGCTCTGTTAATATGGGGCGCATTGACAATCTAGAAGAGTTCGCTAATGTAGTAGAACTTGCAACTAAATTTTTATTATGTGGTACGCTAAGAGCAAAGCTTCCTTATGATAAAGTATATGAGACACGGGAGAAGAATCGTAGGCTTGGTCTTGGTTTGATGGGTATGCATGAATGGTTAATCAAGGGAGGAGAGAAGTATGAAGTTACGGAAGGTCTTCACAAATGGTTATCGGTGTATAAGGGCGTTAGTGATCACGTTAGTTCCAGCTTTGCTGATGTTCTTGGGTGTAGTCGCCCTGTCGCTAATCGTGCCATTGCTCCAACTGGATCTATAGGTATTCTTGCTGGTACTTCAACTGGTGTTGAGCCTATCTTTGCTGTTGCCTACAAGCGCAGGTATCTGAAGGGTGGTAATCGTTGGCACTATCAGTACGTGGTAGACAGTGCAGCACAGGAGATCATTGATCTCTATGGTGTTGATCCACAGAGTATTGAGTCAGCACTTGATCTTGCAGAAGATTATAAGCGGCGTATTAAGTTTCAGGCAGACGTTCAGGACTATGTAGATATGTCTATATCATCCACAATTAACCTACCTAAGTGGGGAGGAAAATTAAACAATGAGGATACCGTTGAAGAGTTTACTGATACTCTTGCCTCTTATGCTCACAGGTTGCGAGGTTTCACGGTGTACCCTGATGGATGTAGAGGAGGACAACCTCTTTCTTCGGTGTCGTATTCTGAAGCTGTAGAAAAACTTGGTGAAGAGTTTGAAGAGGGTTTGGAAACACATGACATCTGTGACATCACAGGTCATGGTGGTTCATGTGGTGTGTAACTGGTGGCCTACTGAAGAGTCAAAGGAAAAAAGTATGGAGTGTCAGAAGCAATGTAAGATTGATCCAACAAGAACTTTCTGCGTCTGTTGTAAAAGAACTATAAAAGAAATTGCAGAGAAAGGAAAAAAGTACTTGACAAATTAACTAATAGGTAGTATAATATATATGTGATGCTAATAAAAGGTCACGTTAATATCAACTTGCTATAAGGAGAAATGATATGAATGCATATATTACAAGTAACGATCCGTTCTTTTCTAAGTTTTCTACATGGGCTATTGGACATGATAGATTATTCAGAGATATGTTAAAGATGGTAGATAAGACACCTAACTTTACAGCCAGTTCTTATCCACCGCACAACCTAATAAAAAATGGTAATGGTAAATATGTAATTGAGTTAGCTGCTGCTGGCTTCACAAAAGAGGAGTTGGAGATTAAGACCGAAGACGGTACGCTAACGATATCTGGCAGAAAGAAAGAAGAAGAAGACGATGAGAAGTTTGCACAGAAGGGCATAGCGAAGCGACCTTTCTCAAAGTCTTTCCACCTTGCCAGTGACGTAGTTGTAGATGATGTGTCTTTCAGAGACGGTATGATTACCATCGATCTTCAACAGGTAATACCTGAAGACAAGAAAGAAAAAGTTTACAGCTTGTAACCAATTTGGGGGAGTGCGTAGTGTTTGCTCCCCCATTTTACTTTCAACAATAGGAGATAACATAGATGCGAAAGTCACCTAATACAGTTTACATAGGCTATGATCCAAGAGAAGATGTAGCCTATGAAGTATTAAAGTTTACCATTGAACGAATTGCCGTTGAGAATGTAGACATCAAACCTATTCGTAAAGATTTAGTTGAGCGCATGGGTATCTATAACCGTAAACATACTGTTGTGGATGGTCAGTGCATTGATAATATAGATGGCAAGCCCTTCTCTACAGAGTTTAGCTTCACCAGATTTCTTGTACCTGCTTTGAATATGTATCAGGGTTGGGCCTTGTATATGGACTGTGATATGTATCTACGAACAGACATAAACGAACTCTTTGAAGAGTACAACATGGATTACTATCCACTGTATTGTGTGAAGCATCAGTATGAACCAGTTAATGATTACAAGATGGATGGAAAAAAGCAGGAACACTACCGCAGAAAGAACTGGTCAAGTCTTATCTTGTGGAATTGTGGGCATGACCTGAACAAGGGTCTTACCCCTCTTGAAGTAAACACACAGAAAGGTTCTTACTTACATGGCTTTGAGTGGCTACCTGATAAGGAAGCAGACATTGGTACTATACATCAGGAGTGGAACTGGCTTGATGGTCATTCCCCTGAAGAGGTAGAAGCTAAGAACGTACACTTCACCACAGGTGGGCCGTGGTTTAAAGAATGGAAATGCGGTAGAGCTATTGATGGTAGGTATGCTGCTGAATGGAACGGAGACTATACTTATCTTGCAGGAAAAGGAATGATCGAACCCTATGACATATAAAATTGTTACATGCTTTGATGAAAAGAAATTAAAGAAAAACGGATTTAAACTATTAAACGAGTTTAAAGAAAACTGGCAACCTGATATTGAGTTTCATTGTTACTACTATAATTTAGATATTAACAACTACTCTCTACCCAAGGCAAAGAATATAAAGTATCATAGCCTTGAAGACATAGATGAATACAATGCTTTTGTAGAAGAGAACAAAACCCATGACGGTACTGAAGAGGGTGCGGTCCAGTACACAGAGCTTCTGGATGGACTGGAAGCAGCACCAGAAGTCTTTGCTATTACTGAGTGTGGTTTTAATAATGAGGGATGCTGGCTGCTCTGGGTTGATCCTATGTGTCTTACTGTTAAAGACATCAGGTCTTCAACCCTTGATTATTATTTTCCTGATCCTACCTACAAGGTAGACTTTATATATACACCTGAGACATCTTATCTCATGGCCTTTAATCTTGCACGGCAAACTTCTGTAGATATTATGGGTGATTGGCGTGGATCTTATATGTCAGGTGAGTATACAAACTTCCGTGAGTGGACTTCTGCTTTTATTCTTAGCAGACTTGTCACTATCTATACGGCACATGGCATGACTGTCCATGAGTTTGTTGGTATGGAAAACCTTCTGATAAACATCAAGCATAAAAGTTCTATTAATGTACGCAACAGTGCCGGTGAAAGGATCATAGAGTTATCTGATCAACAAACAACCCCTGATATTCTCCCCGGCAGGTACAAGCAGCTTGCTGATACCATTCGTTTCTATGAACCACAAACAATACTAGAGACAGGAACATGGAACGGTGGTCGTGCTATTGAGATGTCTCTTGCTGCCTTTGACAGAAATGATTCAATACATTATATTGGATATGATCTCTTTGAAGATGCTACAACAGAAACAGATAAAGAAGAGTTTAATGCCAAGCCTCACAATACTATGGAAGCTGTACGAAAAAGACTTGATGAGTTTAAAGAGTACATAAAAAAAGAAAAGAATAAAGAATTTTCTTATGAGTTACATAAGGGTAATGTGCGTGATATTCTGAAGAAACGAACAGACAAATTCAGAGCAGACTTTGCTTTAATAGGTAGTGGTAATAGTATTAAAACTGTTCAACATGAGTTTGATATGTTGAGCAACACTCCTGTTATTGTGGGTGATCATTTCTTTACCAAGGAAGATAATGATAAAACACCTGAAGATAAATTTCAGGGAATGAAAACATTATTTGATTCTATTCCAACCAAGAAATTGCATGAGGAAAAAACTACAGACGATGGCTGGACTACCTTTGATGAAAAGTCTCATATAAGAAAGTATGTACTTCCCTCTGATGATAAGGTTCTTGGCGGCGGTCGTACACACTTAGTAGTCTTTCTTACAGATGAGGCTGTTTCTGATATCCCAGCAGAACTGAAGCAGGTTCCTATTGTTGTGCATCCCAGAGACTCGGTGCCAAAAGAATACATTCGTAATAATATTATAACTAATCTTACACATATAGATAAAGACAAGTGGGTTACTAAACATCCTGCACATAGAAATAAAGCAGCTATTATTTCTGCTGGTCCTTATCTT